CTCCTTCAAGAAGGGCTTCACAGAGCTCCGTTGAGAAGGTATCCGTTGCAGAAGTTAAATCAATGGAGAGAAATCTCCAGTGAGTTCGCTTATGCTCAGGTACCTTCCTTTGGAGCGTCTTGATCTTCTTCTTGAAGGATTGTAGTCCGTGTCCCCGTATACTACCGCATTCTGGATCCGCTTTTAGGATCTCTTGAAGAAAGGTTCGCAAGTAATGCAACCCTGAGGTATGGGACCCTGTCCCACAGCTCAAGGTTCGCGACTTGTAACCCTGTTCTGGAATGCTCTCAACACGGCACCAAGTTTCTCCTTTGTGGCCAACCACAAAGGGGTTACTTGGTGCCTTCCCCGGAGGATGAAAATCCATCGGGTCGTGTTCAGAGCTCATCAGACCATTCTTCAAGAGTTCTTTGAAAGTGATGAGCTTATAGAGGTGATTCTTCGCGCTCTCTGGCGTACCCAATCGGGAGTAACACTCCTGAAGGGTACATGCCAGAGGGTACTTTGTTTTCTCCTCTGTTAGCTCCAAACCAGTTTCGATCTCCAGGGGTCCCACTGGGACCCCCCAAAGATCGGTTGCATTTGCGCACGGAATAATAACGGGATACTCCTTGTAGTGAACCCAAAGTCCTTCCCACTCCTTCGGCTTCCCACCATTCTTTCGAGAGTAATCTCGAGAGGTTGATGTGGAAATCGGAGCGTGGATGTGCTTTAGGTAATCCTCAAGGTTCTTTCCGTTACTATATCGTTCCGCCCACCGGCGGGCCCACTTGCGTGCCACAGAAGTAAGCCCTTCAGGGAGAATCACAGGTTGGGAAACCAACCTACGATGACCCTCAAGGGACTCCTGTGTTACGCGAGCATCGCCCTCCGGTAGACTCCTCTTGAGATTGTAAAATTGCCAAAGGGTTTGCTGGATACTAACCTTCCAACGCCCGGACTTGTGGGGCCCTAAAGTCGGTCTGACTTTAGAGAGCTCCCCACGAGCCCAGGGGAAGGTAACCCATCCATCCCTCTGGCCTCCTAGAATACCACTCAACACCTCTGGTTTAGGTGTTCCCGAT